GATGATTATATTAATAAAGAATTTACACGAAGAGAAGAAGGCTACTGGTTTTATAATAAAAAAGTTGCTACTTATATTACTGGTTCTCATTACATGTACCTGCAACACACCAAGATTGATGTTGGGAAGCCAGACTTCCGAGAAGCTAACAGATTATTCTACATTTTTTGGGAAGCGTGCAAAGCAGACAAACGTTCTTATGGAATGTGCTATCTTAAAAACAGAAGGTCTGGTTTCTCCTTTATGTCTTCATCAGAAACCGTACATCAGGCGACAATTACTTCAGATGCACGGTTCGGGATATTGTCCAAATCTGGTGCTGATGCTAAAAAAATGTTCACAGATAAGGTCGTACCCATATCGGTCAACTATCCGTTCTTTTTCAAACCAATACAAGATGGAATGGACCGTCCCAAATCGGAACTTGCATATAGAGTTCCAGCGTCAAAATTTACCAAAAAATCCATCACGGAAACCAGTGAAAGACAAATATTAGAAGGATTAGATACAACTATTGATTGGAAAAATACAGGCGATAATAGTTATGATGGTGAAAAATTAAGGCTATTAGTGCATGATGAATCAGGTAAATGGGAAAAACCAGATAATATATTAAATAACTGGCGTGTAACAAAAACAACATTAAGATTAGGTAGCAAAATTATAGGAAAGTGTATGATGGGGTCAACATCAAATTCACTTGATAAAGGCGGAAAAAATTTTAAAAAATTATATTATGAATCAGATGTTACACAAAGAAACCGCAATGGACAGACTAGCTCAGGATTATATTCTCTGTTCATACCTATGGAATGGAATTACGAAGGATTCATTGATTCTTTTGGATTTCCTGTCTTCGAAACACCAGAAACCATTGTCGAAGGTATTGATGGAGAAGAAATAGATGTAGGTGTTATTGAGCATTGGGAAAATGAAGTTGATGGTTTAAAAAACGATCAAGATAGTTTAAATGAATTATATAGACAATTTCCACGCACTGAAGATCATGCTTTTAGAGATGAAGCTAAACAAGCTTTATTTAATTTAAGCAAAATATATGAGCAAATTGATTACAATAATGATTTAAGAAATTCAAATGTTGTAACAACAGGTAATTTTCAGTGGCGAAATGGTATTCAAGATACAAGTGTATTATTTATGCCAAATAAATCAGGAAGGTTTAATATAAGTTGGATACCTCCTTATAATTTACAAAATAGAATAATAGAAAAAAATGGAATTAAATACCCCGGCAATGAGCACTTGGGTGCTTTTGGGTGTGATAGTTATGATATTTCTGGTACGGTTGATAGGAGGGGTTCAAATGGTGCTCTTCATGGATTAACAAAATTTTCTATGGAAGAAGCTCCATTAGATCATTTTTTTTTAGAATATATAGCAAGACCTCAAACAGCAGAAATATTTTTTGAAGATGTATTAATGGCATGTATATTTTATGGAATGCCAATATTAGCAGAAAATAATAAACCTAGATTATTATATCATTTTAAAAGAAGAGGTTATCGCGGGTTTTCAATGAATAGGCCTGATAAAAAATTTAGTAAATTATCAATAACTGAAAAAGAAATTGGTGGAATACCTAATTCAAGTGAAGATATAAAGCAAGCTCATGCAGCTGCTATTGAATCATATATAGAAACTAAAGTAGGTTTTTTAGGAGAAGGATATGGTGATATGTATTTTCAAAGAACGCTTGAAGATTGGGCTAGATTTAATATAAATAATAGAACAGCTCATGATGCGTCTATAAGTTCTGGCTTAGCAATAATGGCGTGTAATAAAAACAGATATGCTCCTGTAAGTAAAAGAATTAAAGCACCAATTAATTTAGGTATAAAAAAATACAATAATGATGGTAGTACCTCAAAAATTATAAAATAAATGAACGTATATACAAATCCTAATAGCTCATTTCCAAGTCAAGTAGTAAGTAATGAAGAAAAAGCCAGTTTAGATTATGGTAGACAAGTTGCTCATGCTATTGAAAGAGAATGGTTTAATCAAGGCCGTACAAATTGGAATCGCTATCAAACTTCTTGGAATAATTATCATCAATTAAGATTATATGCAAGAGGTGAACAATCAATACAAAAATATAAAGATGAATTATCAATTAATGGTGATTTGTCTTATTTAAATTTAGATTGGAAACCTGTTCCTGTTATACCTAAATTTATTGATATAGTTGTAAATGGTATTGCAGATAAAGATTTTGAAATAAAAGCATTTGCACAAGATCCCGCATCTTTACAAGAAAAAACTCAATATGCTAGAAGTATACTTAGAGACATGTATACTCAAGAATTACAAGATATAGCTAATCAATTATTAGGTGAAGATTTTTCTAACTCACCTATAGCACCTGAACAATTACCAGAAACTCCAGAAGAGTTAGAAGTAATGATGCAAACAAGCTATAAGCAATCTGTTGAAATTGCTGAAGAAGAAGCAATAAATAATGTATTAGCTAGTAATAAATACGATAATATTAAAAAAAGGTGTGTATATGATTTAGCTGTATTAGGTATTGCAGCTTCAAAAACTAGTTTTAATGTTACTAATGGTATTGTAGTGGATTATGTTGATCCTGCTTATTTAGTTTATTCATACACGGAAGATCCATATTATGAGGATATATATTATGCTGGTGAAGTTAAATCAATAACAATACCAGAACTTAAAAAACAATTTCCTCATATTTCAGAACAAGAATTAAAAGATATACAAAACATGCCTGGTAATAAACAGTATGTAGCAGGCTGGGGTAATTATGATGAAAACACTGTACAAATTTTATATTTTGAATATAAAACTTATATGAATCAGGTTTTTAAAATAAAACAAACCGAAAATGGATTAGAAAAAGTAATTGAAAAGCCAGATACTTTTAATCCACCACCTAATGACAATTTTGAAAGAGTAGCTAGAACAATAGAAGTATTATATACAGGAGTAAAAGTTTTAGGATGTAATACAATGTTACAATGGAGTTTATCTGAAAATATGACAAGACCATATGCTGATACAACTAAAGTGAAAATGAATTACTCAATAGTAGCTCCTCGTATATATAAAGGTAGAATAGAATCATTAGTTAGTAGAATTACAGGTTTTGCTGATATGATTCAATTAACTCATTTAAAATTACAACAAGTAATGTCAAGAATAGTTCCAGATGGTGTATTCTTGGACATGGATGGATTAGCTGAGGTTGATTTAGGTAATGGTACTAATTATAATCCGGCAGAGGCATTAAACATGTATTTTCAAACAGGTAGTATTGTTGGGAGATCATTAACACAAGATGGTGAATTAAATAGAGGTAAAGTTCCTGTACAAGAATTAACATCATCAGCGGGACAAGCAAAAATTAATTCATTAATTGGTACATATCAATATTATTTACAAATGATAAGAGATGTTACTGGTTTAAATGAAGCACGAGATGCAAGTACTCCTGATAAAAATGCACTAGTTGGATTACAAAAATTAGCAGCTAATCAATCTAATATTGCTACAAAACATATTTTAAATTCAAGTTTATTTTTAACATTAAGAGTATGTGAAAATATTTCATTACGTATTGCTGATTGTTTAGATAATCCTTTAACTAATGAATCATTAAAACAAAGTATTTCAAAATTTAATGTTAAAACTTTAAATGAAATAAAAGATTTAAACTTATATGATTTTGGTATTTATTTAGAATTAGAACCTGAAGCAGAAGAAAAAGCTCAATTAGAACAAAATATACAAGTAGCGTTACAATCAGGAGGTATAGATTTAGAAGATGCAATAGATATAAGACAAATTAAAAATTTAAAATTAGCTAATCAAACTCTTAAATTTAGACGTAAGAAAAAACAAGAAAAACTTGAAGCTCAAAAATTAGAAGCTATAAATGCACAAGCAGAAGCAAATGCAAAAGCCTCAGAAGCTGCAGCATTAGCAGAAGTTCAAAAACAACAAGCTATTACAGCTGAAAAAGTAAGTATTGAGCAAGCTAAATCTCAATTTGAAATTGAAAGAATGAGAACTGAATCTCAAATAAAAAGAGAATTAATGGCAGAAGAATTTAGCTATCAAATTCAATTAGCTGAAGCTAAAGCTAAAAATGAAACACAAAAAGAAAAAGAAATAGAAGATCGTAAAGATGAACGCGTTAGAATACAAGGAACGCAACAATCGGAATTAATAGATCAAAGAAAAAATGATTTATTACCGAAAAATTTTGAATCCGCTGGTAATGACAGTCTAGATGGGTTCGGCTTGGAACAATTTAATCCAAGATAGTTTTTTTATTAATTAATTTTATACTATTATATTATGTCAACAACAGCAGAAATGAAAGAAGGTGATTTCAAAATAAAGAAAAAACCTAAAATGAAAAACTTAGGCAAAAAAAATGAAATAACAAAAGTTAAAGTAGTTGAACCTGAGGTTAAAAAAGAAGAAGAAATTACGAAAGTAGTTATTCCTAACGATAAAAAAGAAGACGATGCCGTTCAGAAGCAAAGCACAAATGAAGTGGATGTTCGCGAATCATCCGAAGATGGCCAAAAAATGGCTGAAAGAAACAAAGAACCCGAAACTCCTGCCGAAAGTCCTGAAGAAAAAGAAATAGAAGTAATTGAGGAAATAGTAGAAGCAAAGGAAGAATCTTCAAAAACTGAAGAAATAAAAAAAGAAGTGGCAGAAGCAGTTGAGCAAAAAACTGTTTTACCAGAAAATATTGAAAGTCTTGTTTCATTTATGGAAGAAACGGGCGGAAGCATAGAAGATTACGTTCGATTAAACGCGGATTATAGTAATGTAGATGATAAAACGCTTTTAAGAGAATATTATAAAAATACTCGTCCTCATTTAGATTTTGAAGAAATTTCATTTTTAATGGAAGATGAATTTAATTTTGATGAAGAAGAAGACGAAGAAAGAGATATACGCAGAAAAAAATTAGCGTATAAAGAAGAAGTTGCAAAAGCAAAAAGCTATTTGGATAATTTAAAAAGTAAATACTATCAGGAAATCAAGTTGAAACCTGGTGTTACTCAAGAACAACAAAAAGCTTTAGATTTTTTCAACCGATATAATGAAGAGCAAAGTGTAGCTAAAAAGCAGCATGAACAGTTTAAATCTAATACAAAACAATTATTTAATGATGAATTCAAAGGTTTTGATTTCAATTTAGGTGATAAAAAATTTAGATATAAAATTCAAAATGCAAGCCAAGTTGCTGATAATCAATCTAATATTAACAATATTATTGGGAAGTTCCTAAATGATAAAGGTGAAGTTGTTGATACTAAAGGTTATCACAAAGCTATGTATGCAGCATCCAACATTGATAAAATTGCAAATCATTTTTATGAACAAGGAAAAGCTGATGCAGTAAAAAATGTTATTGATAAATCAAAAAATGTTAGTACAGAACCACGTTCTACTGCTGACGGTAATGTATTTATTAATGGATTAAAAGTTAGGGCAATTAGCGGACTTGATTCTTCAAAATTAACAATTAAGAAAAAAAGATTCAATTAATTAAACATTTAAAATTATGGCAACAGTTCCAGTGACCCCAGTATTTGGGTCAATAAAACCGTCTCAAAAGCAACAACTTTTAGAGACAAATTATTTAAATTTCACCGATGGTACAAATGACTTCGCTCAGCAATATCTTCCTGAAATTTATGAGCAAGAAGTAGAGCGTTATGGAAACAGAACGTTATCTGGCTTCTTAAGAATGGTTGGTGCAGAAATGCCCATGACTTCTGATCAAATTGTATGGTCTGAGCAAAACCGTTTACATATTGCATATGATGATTGTACTCACTCTGCAGCAGTAGCAGATGATATTACTTTTACAACAAATGCAACTGCAGGGAAAAATTTTGTAGAAAATGTTATCTCTGTTAATCAAACTATCGTAATTATGAATCCAGCAAATGGAGCAGAAGTAAAAGCTCTTGTAGTTGGAAGTGTAACTGCCGGTGGTGTAGCAAGTATCTCTGTAAAATCGTATACTTCAGCAAATGTTGCTCCTACGATTCCACAAGGTACAGCAGGATTAAAAATATTTGTTTATGGTTCTGAATATAGAAAAGGTACTACAGACAATGATATTAAAACTGTAACTCCAAGTTTTTCACAGTTTAGCAACTCACCAATCATTATTAAAGAAAAGTATGCAATCAATGGATCTGATACTGCTCAAATTGGTTGGGTAGAAGTAGCTACTGAAGATGGAACATCTGGTTACTTATGGTATTTAAAAGCTGAATCTGAAACTCGTTTACGATTTGAAGATTACTTAGAAATGGCAGTAGTAGAAGGTGAGCTTGCAGCAGCAGGTTCAGGTGTTGCAGGTATTGCAGGTATTGCATATGGTGGAACTCAAGGTTTATTTGCAGCAATTCAAGACAGAGGTAATGTTGTTTCTGGCTTTGTAGCAGCAGGTGGCTTAGGTACATTTGATAACATTCTTAAAAACTTAGACACACAAGGAGCTATTGAAGAAAACATGCTTTTCTTAAATCGTTCTACATCTTTAGATTTTGATGATATGTTAGCTGGTCTTTCTGCTGGTGCAAACGGTGGTACAGCTTATGGATTATTTGAAAACTCAGAAGAAATGGCATTAAATCTTGGATTTACTGGTTTCAGAAGAGGTTCTTATGATTTTTATAAAACTGATTGGAAATATTTAAATGATGCTTCAACTAGAGGTGCAATGGCTGATAATCCTATTGATGGAGTCCTTGTTCCTGCTGGTACATCAACTGTATATGATCAAATTTTAGGAACTAATATTAGAAGACCTTTCTTACACGTTAGATACCGTGCATCTGAGGCTGATGATAGAAGAATGAAATCTTGGTTAACAGGATCTGTTGGAGGTGCGTATACATCTTCATTAGACGCGATGGAAGTACACTTCCTATCTGAAAGATGTTTAGTAGTTCAAGCTGCTAATAACTTTGTATTATTTACAAAATAGTAAATTATACCTATTATTCAGGGGGCGAAAGCCCCTTGGGTAATTTTTTTATTAACTTTTAAATTATATTATATCATGGCTAAAAAAGCTAAAAAAACAGTAGAACCTGTAGAAGAAATAGTAGTACAGGAACCAAAAAAAGAAATTAAAAAAGAACCAAAAAATAAATGGGAAATTAAAGACAGAAATTATTATTTAGTTAAT